TATTAGAGGTAGCGACACTGACATACGACTTGCACATGACGTAAACGAAGGATTCTTGACAGACGAAACTAAGTATTTCACAGCTAAAGATGGAAACTTTGGTTTTGGTACTTATACTCCAGAAGCAAAGGTAGACGTTCGTGGTCCGATATTACCAGGACGCTATGCAGATGCAGCAGCTAGAGACGCTGCAATTCCTACTCCAGTTGCAGGTATGACAATATTTGTTACAGACGGCGACGGTGCAGGTAATCCTAAGTTCCAAGGTAATACCGATGGTACTACAAGTGGCTGGGTAGACTTAAACTAATATAAATCAAATAATAAATGAAGCCGCAGCAACTTGTGATCAGCATTGAACGCAGTATGCGGCTTTGTTGTATCTGCTAGATACGCATGTCCGTCAGCAGGCATATGATATATCTGACGTTCGATCATCATTAAACAATTTTCGTTAGTGACTAATGGTATGTGAATACGTTTACTAGTATCTGTATGTATACTCATAACTTTTTTATGCTGCATTGCCATAATGCGATATCTACCAATATTAAAATCTTTTGCTATTGTATTATAAACTTCAGCTAAGTATAAATCCTTTATCTCTTTGTTTAATTCAGTAAAGTTAGATTGCTTTAGATCAGCCTCTATGCGCTCTTTTGGATTACTTTCTCCTGCAAAACTATACTTTAAACTTCCAGTACCTTGATACCAGTTATCACCGTATCGAACATCTTTAGTATGTTTAAGACTGATTTGTTTATGATGTTCGTGTAAGCCAACACGGTCTATTATGTCAATTACCTCATTCACAAGCAAAGGTATATTAAAATTATAATTGTCTAAAGTTTTTATATGCATTACATCACTCTTTCCATAGCAATATGATCATCTGTCCATTCTTTATCATATTTAACAAAATTGTGATTCTGTGCCCAGTTGTAGTGTGTATCTCTTATCCAGCCAAATAAGTTTCCATGCCCGACCCAGTCTTTTTCGTATGCAGTAGACAATAACAACCATCCTAGTCCTTGTCCTCTATATTCTTCTCTTACGTTAAGTGTACGGTATCTTACATGTGTCTCGTTCCATTGTACTAGCTGCGTAGCACCTATAAGAACATCATTGCTGTACAGACCGTATGCAATCCGTCTAGGGTCACCGTAGGGCGTTGTATGCGGTCCTAGGTACTTAATTACTTCCACTATACGCTTATTAGGGTCCTTAAAGTGATCAACTTCGATCCAATAATTCTTTAGTGTTTCAAAATCTATTTGTTTTACGGTTTTGTGTGCCATTGTATATTTTCTACTTCAAAGTTGTTTTTAACTAATAGATCTGCTATTCCAATTCTATTTATATATCCTGCTCTACTAAACCCTTTAAATTTAGGATCATGTGTAGTACATAAGAATACTGTATTACTTGGGTCTATGTCTAATAAATTTGCAATATCAATTTGTTTATCTCTGTAAACATTATACATATAATCAGCTGTAAAATTTTCTATAATCGGAATATGTAAATTAATTGCAATATGATTTACATAATTGTATTCATTGAGTAATTGCATCGGCGTTACTGATATATCCCTATAATAGCACATACCTATTTTGCATTTTCCTGTACCAAACGTTTTGCTTAAACTGAACGCAACTATTTTAATACATTCGTAATCTATGTTTACTTCACCTAATTTACATGCTCCAAAGTATGCCATATCTATAAACACAGGAATATTTAATTGCGTACATCGATCTAAAATTTCTTCATAATGATCAGGCATATTTCCAGTAGCAGCAAAAGGAACGCTTAATATTAGTTTTGTTCCAGGCTGTAAATTGTTTACGTTATCAATAACTGTTGCGCCGATGTCTCGATGATACGGATATTCACCTTTGAACACTACTAGTTCGTTGTTAGGATATGCATGAGTAAAGTCTGCGAAAGAACCTGTAACACCGTCTGTAAGCGCCGTAGCAAAGCGTTCTAAACCTAGTATACTAGTATGCTGACTAGCGTGTATCCATGCGTTATACTGCGTTTTAAACGCCTGTATGTTTGCTTGTTCAAAGGGTACATGTGTTAAATAATGTTGCACATGAGCGTCTTTAATAGGTAGAGGCTTATATGTAATCATAATAGTTCTCTTAATTTTTCTGGAAGTGAATCGTCTATTTTAACAAGCCATTCGTCATAACTTTTAATTTCCATTTCTTGTCCTTTAGGACGCTGTCTTGCCCATTTAAAATCAAACGCTACTAATTGATTGCCACGTAATGTTAGATTACTTAAACTACCGTTACGCTTATATACATTTTTTGACTTAAAGAATTTATACATTTCTATAACTTGTTCTACTATATTAGGCACAACCTCTTTTAATTTAGGCTTTATATACAACAGATCAGGATGTGTGTATTCTTGAATTATAATTCTATTGCTGTAATCGATGTCGACAGTTTTAGGTATCCACTTGCTTTCTAACTTTTCTAGCCAGTAAGTTTCATACATAAAGGAATCTTGAATTTCACTTTTTGACTTTTGAGTTTTAGTGCCGCTACAAGTTATAGCACCTTCTTTATAGTGCCTACGTATTAATCCGTTTTCTTTGTCTATGTGTACTTCTAATGTTGTGCCTAGACCGTAGTGTGGTGTTTTATATAATTCATACATCGCTTACTAATATTGTTAATCCTTTTTTTAATCCGCGGAAATGACTTCCACAATGTAATAAACTACTATCAAAAATTAATACTTCGCCTATGCGCCACGGAACTACTTGTTTAATACTTAGTCCCTGAACTGTTTCGTAAGGCAAATGTTTTAAATATGATTTATACTTTACAATATCAAAATTAAAATCTGTAATATTTTTTACACCATGATAACTACTTTTACGCAAATTATATACCGGATCAGGCCAATACTTATATATACTGCCTACCATAAAATGACTTGCATCACCGTGCCATTGTTGGTCAAAAATAACGGTGTTATGATCTTCTGCTTCTGTTAAGGGAATAACAATATTATATTTAGGAGTAAGATCGCCTAAATCTTCTTTTTTGCCTGTATCTGTATGTACATGAAATGGATTAGGAGTTTGAAAATAATTTCCGCCGGTTATTTTACCAGTGATATTTAAGTCTTCTAACAACCAATCGAAATCTTTTTTCGGAAATTTATGATTAATAATACCATGAAGTTTTTCAACACGTTCACTATTATCTCTTATATCAAATATTTTTTTAATTTGATCTTTTTTTAAATTTCTAAGTTCCACCATTTCTTAAACTCCTTGTATGTATTTAAAAAATTAGTGCTGTTTAACTTATCAATGTGACTTAGATAAACTTTTAAGTCATTCCAATGCACTTGATTACCTTTACTGCTGTTCATAAAATCTAACACACGCTGAACTTCTTTTTGATTGTGAGAATTGAATTTAGTTATATCAATTTTGTTAATTGTTTGTTTTATCGGCTCTGGTAAATTTCTTATGTCTAGATGATGCGGGCGTTCTTGCACAAACATTACTTTAAAAAACATATTTCTGTCTTCGTGAAATTTTACAATATTTTCTAATCTAGTTATGTTTAGCATATTTATTGCACATACTCCGCTTATGCTAACATTATTATTGTAGCTTTGTATTCTAGTAATGTTTTCTTTTACTGTTTCTATGTCGCCGCCACTTCTAAAATAGCTGTATGTTTCTTCATCTGCATCAACACTTGCCCTTAGCTTAACTTCTTTGAACTTTTCAAAAAGTGACATTGCATCTTTTTCTTCATACTTTAGAGTACTAAGATTACTTACAATTAATAGTTCTATATTTTTTGCAACTTCTACAGGAACACTTTCTAAGAAATAATAAAACACAGGATCAGTTAGTGGTTCACCGCCTGTTATACGAATCTCGTCTACTGTAGAAAATAACGGAATCATACTATCTACTTCTGTTTGAGTAATTATTCTAGGATCACGGTTGTTAACAGACTGAAACTTTTCTAGTCCTTTATATTTCTTTAATTTGTTGTTCCACGATGTGCTGTGCTGTGAACCGCAATGCAAACAACTATAATTGCACAAATTGCTAAATCTTAGTTCAATACTTTTAAGTTGAGGATTTTCTATATTATCTGCATATTTGGCATAGTGTTCTAAATACCAGCTGCGAAGACTTAGGTTTTTAGTTTCGTTGTTTTCTTCTAGCTTCCAGCATCTTGCACATCCTTCTGGTTTTTCTCCTCGAAGAAACTTTTCACGTAATTCTTTATATGCTTCGCCGTTCCAAATTTCTTCAAGAGTATTGTCGTCTAAGTTGCCGAGTATTTCATCGCTACGCCAACAGGGAGCAACTTGTCTATTTTTGTTTGCACGTATATTAGCATGTACAAAAGGAAAGTAGCAAAAGAATTTATTTGTATTGCTCATTAATACTCCAAAAGCTGTTGTTCCTGTGCTGATCTACTTTTTCAATCCAATTGGTAAATTTTTCGTAGTCACCGTGTGGCAAAGTTTCTAGTGCAGTTATAATATGTTTTAATTCTTTATAGGGTTTTAATTTTTCTATAGTAAGGTTTCGTTGCCAAGGCAATAAGTTTTTAATACTCAAGTATTCTGGGTAGTCTAACAATCTAAACATAATAGGACTACGATTATTCCACCACTCAATAAGTTCAGGCATATGGTATACATTGAGAATACTTACAACGCAGTTAATGCTTACATCAATTCCTACTGCTATTGTTTTGTTAATATTGGTTTCTAGTTGTTCCCATTTGCTCAAATAGCGAACATAGTCACTAACTTCACCGATTCCGTCTACACTTAATATAAACTCTACTTTATCAAATTGAGAAAATAAATCTTTAAATTGTGTAGGATCCGTTGTGTTGTTAACAATATAAACTAGTGTAATATTTTTCGCAACATCAAAGTCTATTAGTTGTTGTAAAAACTTTTTGTGATCTGGCATGATTGTAACTTCACCGCCTGCAAGTTTAATACGCTTTAGGTCTTTAACTAAGTCCCAGGTTAACTCAATATCAATATCGTCTTGCGTGGTTTTTTGTGCAGTTCCAAAAATCTTTTGTTCTTCTGCAATCCATTTTGAACTATTATGACTACTACACGTGACACAGGCCAAGTTGCACAGATTTCCCATATAGATATCTAAGTCTGTTAGTTTAGCTACACCATCATCTACTTCTCTCTCATTCCATAAATGTCTATGGCTAGTGCCGCCTTTGTCTTCGTGCATTTGACATTTCCAGCATCCACTAGGTCGTGTGCTTGGATTATTTCGTATAGCTTCAAACTCTTTACTATAAAATACATCAACTATATCCGCTAGATTTTCTACTTTATTATCAAGTTCTCTTCTTTCATACCAACAGCACGGCCTTGCTTTACCGTTATTAATATATACATTTCTAAATGCTGCCATACAATATGCCATTATATTTTTTCCTTAGGTATTTTTATATCGTCTATACACCCACACCATATATCTTTACAAATTACTGGATCTTTTGAAATACTAGTTAAGTCTATATTATCATTGTTTATATTGCCAATTTTAAAATTTTTAGCAGTACTACATGTTGCACCTTTTATATCACCATTAATACCAATTGCTAGTCTATTTTTTATAATATTACACTTCCAACCCTTGAAGCAATTCAGCCGGTTATTTACTAAATCCATAAAAGTGTTATTTGTTTTTTTATTATTAATATATAAAGAATTTCCCAGTGACGGAGAAGTTATATTATTATTTTTCTTCCAATAATGCCATTCGTTCATAAATTTTAAAGTTTCTTTATCGTAAGTATACACAGATTTATCACTGATATTTCTATTAGGCATGACCGACTTTAAAAGAATTTTACAATATAAATCTTTTTCTTTAAGATCAATTGCAAATTTTTTTGCTTCTGTAATTTTGAAAGGATTCATTACAACAAAAACTGCTACTCCAGTATTTTTACTCATAACATCAATTACTTGAGAAATATAATCTATATTAGCATATTCCATGTGTACACTTATAACTAAATGTTTTATTCTTTTTGTTTCAGATAATTTATTCCACCATCTAAGAGATCTACTACCGTTACTAACAATAGTAATGTTATAACTTTCATGTATATTTTCTAAAAAGTAAAATAATTCGGGCCAGAGAGTGGGCTCGCCGCCTGATAACGTTAACATTTTTTCATTATCGTTTAATTGATTATGAACTTTATCAAAAAAAGATAATGCAGAATTTATATTTGGCCAACCACTTGTATTTCCATATAACATCGGATCACAATAATTACATGCATAGTTACAATGATTAGCTATCACCCAATCTATTGTTAAACCGTGATCGTTTTCAGTACCGATTTTAGATATTTCTGTATCTATTATATTCATTTAATGAATCCTTTGTAAATAGATGCGGAGCAATATTCGGTAAGTTCTTATTTCTAGATTTATCTAATAAAGCACTAAATTTTATAAATGTTTGATATTCTTCTTCATTGCAAGGGGTATCTATATTTTTTATTACAGATTTTATTTTGTGATATTTAGGATACGTTGTCGGAATAGTCTCAAGTTCTTGTTTTATAAAAGGTTTAGCTTCTTTTGGCATGTTCCATAATTGTAACCATTTTGGGTTTTGTAAAAATATTACGTTGACTAATCTATCTTCGAATAAGTCTATACAAGGTTTTAAATGATGTATATTTGTATTTTGCACAACATAGTTAAAATTAATACCACTTAATGGAAGTTTTAAAAATTTTTGAATATTTTTATAAAATAAATCGTATGAATAATTTTTCGATCCTCTTACATAGTCATATACTTCGTCTAATCCGTCGATACTTAGAGATATGTGTATTTTTATTTTTTCACATATTTTAGGAAACCAGTCTGGAAAAAATGTACCGTTAGTAGTTAATACTACTTTTATGTTATTTTTTACAGAACTTAGTTTTTCAAACAAGTATTTAGAATTAGGAAGTGCTAATGGTTCGCCGCCTTTTAACTCAACTTCTACGTCAGTATCTTCTGCCTCTATCCAATTAATTATTTTATCTATAGACTGATTTGTTATAGTTTTACTAAAAAACATCTCAGGAGGAATGTATATCGATTCTCCAATACCATTTTTTAGTAGCATTGCTTGATCGTTATTCCATTGTGTACTATTAGTGCTGTTACACATAATACATTTTAAGTTACAAAAATTACCAATTGCAATGTCTGCAACTCGAGTTCCTTTTTTAAAATATTTTTCGTTATAAATCTGTCGACGACTGGCGATGTCTAACTCTTCATCTCTCTTACATCGTATGCACCCTAATGGCCAATTATCACTATCTAATTCATTTCTTACTTCTATAAATGTATCTGATTTTTTTATATCTATTATAGAGTCTGTAGTATCAATATTTTTTATATTATAATTATCTTTAGACGCAAATCTACAGCAAGGCACAATGATTCCATTAGGATATATTGTTACAGCCCTGTCTGTAAAAAAACATTTCATTTAAAAAATCCTGTAAAACTTAAACGAACATTATTTCCAGCTGCTTGATCAACTCTCTCAACTTTATGAAATACTTTTTTAATAATAACTAATCTATTAGGTTTAGGAGCATACCAACTACCGTAACCTGGATTAGATACACTAGGATTATTATCGAATACCGTGCCATTGTTTCCTTGTGTGTCTATAGTCTCATTATAATCTGAAACTAATAAATTACCTCCCCATTGAGGCTTCCATTCATTGTGTAAGTAAAAACTATAACTAGCTAAACTGCTATAATCCATGTGCCAGTCTATTTCTGCGCCGGCTTTATACGCATGAGTCATTAAACTAAATTTTTCGCATGGCACAGGATTTAGATTTATTATTGATTCAAACCATTTTGTAAACTTGCCTTTAGGATCATCACTCCAATATTTACGTGTGGTTTTATAAATGTCGCCTGTGTTTAGTTTGTAGGCATTATCGTCACCATGCGGTACCAATACATAATCGTGTGTACGTGCTTCGTGTTGCAGTTCTTTAAATATTTCGTCTGATAAAAAATTATCGTACACTATTAGTTGTTCGTTTTCAAATTTTTTCATTTTTTAGAATCTTCCATTGCAGTTTTACTTTCACTGAACACCATAATTTTTCCACTAAAGTTTTCTTTTATAAAATTAATAGATTCAACAAGTCTTCTATTTCTTTCTTCAGCATCTAGTATTTCGCCATTTGGTAATTCTCTTGTCCAATTAGTATGTGTTTCTGAATTCGTAATTTTAAGTTCTTCTATTTGTTTTGATAGTCCAGTATCGGTACTTATGTACAACTCGTTAACAACTGCTCGGTCAACTACATCTGCATACCCGCGGTCTCTTATCATACGCAGCATGTCCATAGTTTTTTCAAAATCTGCTTTTGTTTCTGTAGGATATCCTACAATAATTAATAAATTTACTTTTAATCCATACTTTTTACACATATCAAATGTGTACATAATTTCATCGTCAGTTTCAGTTTTCCCAATATGGGTACGCACTTCTTGGCTTCCTGATTCTACACCGATTTTTAATCTAAAGAAGCCGCTTTCTGCCATTAGTCTGAAGTCTTCTTCACGGGTTTGATTCATAGGACGTATTCTATAAAATGCTACAATTTTAGGCGTAGTATCAGGATCTTCTTTGTTGAGTCTAGAAAGTTCAGTAATCATCTTTCTATACTCTCTGAGACTGCCGTTTATTAAGCTATCCGCAAACTCAATCCACTCAGGATTATACTGCTTTTGTATATCCTTTACTTCGTTAGCAAATTTAGTGCCGTCTTTAAATCGATATTTCATAAGTGCGGGTACATTACAAAAACTACAATCAAATACACATCCTCGTGTACCAATTAGAAAAACTCTATTCTGTTTTGGATCTAAACTTCTATATCTTTCAAAATTAATGTCACTATAATCGGGGCCAGGAAGTTCGGAAAATGTTGCATTGCTCACAGCATGAGGTTTGTTTGTATTAATACTAGGATGGTCAAATTTGCCTTCAAGAGCATTTAAAAATGCTTCTTCGCCGTCGCCTACTACATGATAATCTACCCAACCTTCTTTTAAGGCACGATCGCCTAATTCGATTGTAGCAGGACCTCCCATAATAATTGGAATGTCTGTCTTACTGCGGAGAACTTTACAAATACGTCCTAGATAAAATTCACTAGCCCAAACATGCGTGCTTAACCCTATAAGTTTAGGATCATGGCTTAACCAATAATCGGCCCATTCTCCAATGATAGTGTCTAAGTCATATGTTTCATCAAAATCTTTAAAATCATTATACGGCCAATTTTTTTTATGCTCAGGTGTAAGAAGTTCTACCATATCTAATGTAGGATTAAAACAAGTGACTTTATATCCTTTTAAAGCTGCATATGATTTTAGAAGACTCGGTGCAATATGAGGACCGTTATAAAATAACGGAGGAACCGAGATCATTGCGCAATCAATCATTATACATAAACTCATTTAGTGGAAATAAATCTAAAAATTTATTTCCTGCAACTGTATCGTATTTATCAAGCCAAATCTTACCCTCATCTATTTTTTCTAAGTTTGGTTTCATTGTGCTCATACTTTTAGCTAATTCTAAAACGTGTGCTTTATACTTGTCAAATCTTCTATAATCTTGCTGTTCGATTAACTCAATAGCACGGTTTAATCGTGTACCGTATGATTTTAAATAAAAATAGTCTGGCTTGTGAACATAATTGTAATGGGGTTCTACGTTAGTATATCCTTTGTCATCGATAAATTGCATAATTTTATCTAGATAAACTAAGTTTGTAATATTTAATGCAATATTACATCTCATTCGACCGATAGTAGGATGATCATGAAACTTTTCCATAAAGCTATCTAAGTTATCTTCAAACTTATTCCATTCCATTCCAGTTCTTAAATATTCTCCCTGTGTGTGCATACCGTCAATACTAAAGCGCATAAACAAATCATGACCTTTATCAAGGACTGATTCTATTCTGTCTTCAAAACGTTTTCTATGTGCTTCGCCATAGTACATATTTGTACTAAAACTTATTGTTTTCTTACCATCAGTGATAGGTTTGCTAAGAATAAGATCAAATAATTGTCCGAACTCTTTAACAATAACCGGTTCGCCGCCGAACATCTGAAACATTTTGATTTCTTTATAATTTGTATCGGCAAATTCTAAAATCTTTTTAGCAACTTCTTCACCTCTATATTTTCCCAAACGAGAGGAATCAATCGGATTATCTCTTTCCCATAAACTGCTACAATTACTGCTACAAAAAATACATTTTAAATTGCAAAGATTACTAAACTTAATTTCTAACAGCTCTGGAATTTTTACAAAATCTTGTTTAACGTGTTTATGTGCATAATCCATTTTTAAAACTTGACGATAACTTTTAGATTTATCTTTTTCTGCGTCCCAGCATCTCCAACAAGTAGGATGTTCAATATTGTCACGAAGACGTTGTCGTTGATCTACTAATTCATCATGATTAAAAAAGTTTAAGTCATTAAGAGGCTTATATTCAGCTCGCGGACAACTTCGCCACCAGCCGAAGCCAGTATCTATGCTATACATGTGCCATGGAAAAGCGCATAATTTATCTGTCATGTTGTATCGGATCCACACTTAAAAAATTGATGTTAATTTCCTTAGGTTGCTCTATTATCCATTCCACATAACTTGCAACTAAATCCATATCAAGACAAATTCTACCAGGATTATCATCTAATCTATTTTCCATAGTACCGATACTTAGGTGTGTTACTTTTGGTTCATTACTCCATACACCGGCTATAGAAAACCCGTTACTCCACTCTTTTAGAGCAAGTTTTTCATAATGATATCTATTTGTTTTTCCTCGGCGTACATTATCAGTGGTACTGCCAATATTTATAATACGCTTATGTCCTTCATTTTGTTCAGACCAATAATGCCATAAATTGTGTGCAATTAATGTTTGTCTAAAAAAGAAGTTAGCATATAAATTAATAAAAATATCTGCATCTTCTACAAGTTCTACTATTTTCTTAATATTTCCGTCATCGTTGAAATCTACGCCAGTTTCTCTACTAAAGCATACGCATTCATGCCCCTTAGCTTCTAGCCTATCTACAATATATTTGCATAGGTCCTTGTTTCTGTTGCCGGTCATGGCTATTTTCATAACATTTCCTTTGAAATTATATTTTCTATATTCTGTTGTCTAGCATTATCAAGGTATTTAGTAATATTTATAAACTGGTTATACAAATCGTCAGATGTGTCTCGTAACATAAAATTATAAATATTATCTATTTTATCTAAATGTTTGCCAAATACACTTTTGTTTTCTAAATAAGTATTGTAAATTTTTTCTTTATATTCTTTTTTTAAATTATTCACACACAGATAGCTAGGTAACATAAGCGTGATATAATTAATTTTATCAGAAGTTTTTATTAGTTCTTTATGTATTAAATGTAATTGATGTATATTTAAATTTTGAACCGTTACATTAAATCTTAAATTAATGTTAGGTAATTTTGAAAACTTTTCTATATTAGTTACACACATTTCATAAGTAAAATCTTTACTACCTCTAATATAATCAAAAGTATCAGTTATACCGTCAATGCTAACAATAAGTTGTAAATCTGCTATTATGCTAGCTGCTGCAACTAACCAGTTAGGTACTATTGTTCCGTTTGTAACAATTAATAAAGTTATCCTATTAGCATTAGGTAATTTTAAAAAGGAAGATACAAGTCGTTCAGTTTCTGGCATAATAAGAGGCTCACCGCCTTTTAACTCAATAAAAACGTTTCCCTTAATTGTACTAATAAACTCTACTAATTTATCTATGTCAGCATTCTTAAGCTGGTATGCTTTATTATCATCTTTCTCTTCTATCAGATTTTCTGCAACTAAACCAGCATGATCTTTATACCATTGTGTGCTATTCCTAGGATTGCACATTCTGCATTTTAAATTACAAAAGTTACCCATACTAATGTCTATCATAAAGTCATCTGGTGCTACCATAGGAACAGCATCGTAATATTGGCGTTTACTTCTAATGCCTCTGTCTTCGTCTAATTTACACCTAAAGCAACTTTCAGGAAAGTTATTATTTTCTAGTTCATTAGCAATGTCTGTAAATTTTATAGCATCAAAGTTTTTATATTCTGTAATATGCTTTTGTCTAACTTTGTTACGAGCGCACGGTCTAGTATACCCCTGAGGGTCTATCCAAAATCCGTTTGTGCTTGCAAAGCATTTCATTACAATTTCCTTTTAGGAATTTTGCTATCGGCGCTACTTACACAATTAGGAGTTGAGCAAATCATAGGTTTATCAAATAGTTTAAATCCTGTTTCGATATTTCCAAGAGGCACATCGTGACAACTATAACTTCGTTTAATACTTCCGTCAGGTTCTCTAATAATAATACCTTGATATCCGCTATTACATTCCCAGCCGTTGAAGTTATTAAAGTTAAACGCATTAAATCGTTCAGCTTGGTCCATATACCATTTTTTGCCGTCTTTATCTTCAAACTCAACTTGCATGTTCCACGGAACACTAGCATCATTTTTTCCGTGTATACCTTTTGGTACCTGAAAGCTAGGCTTTGGTCTTTCTGCCCATTTGCGTTTTACGTCAGTATATCCTCGTTGCGGCATACCATTCCATAACGTTTTAAGCATTTCGTCAGTATAGCCATCTACAACTCGACTAGCTGTAGGGTCGCTTTGAGGCTTTAGTGTTACGTTTATGCCTTGCTCGTGAAAGAATAAGGCGTTCTCCCAGTCACGTTCAAACCAGTCTGGAACCATGACCATGTTAATAGTAACTTGTATATCGTGTTCTTGACACAGAATTAATTTGTTTGCAAAATCTTGCATCTTTTCTTTTGTAGTTAGGTGCTCTGTGTGCAGGCTTGCTGTTATACTTGCTCTGTGAAACGGTTTAACTGCTTCTACATATTCTTCAAACCATTTCATATTGCGAGAGCAGTTTGATGTCATATGAACACTAGTGTAATTAGTATTACCAACATCATCAGCTAAATGCTCCAAAATATCCAAGTAACCGGGGTGAAAAGTAGGCTCACCGCCAGATAAGCTAAAATGAAAGCTATTAAAACCGTTATCACGAGCTTGCCTCTTTATTTCGTCAATTGTTTTTAAACATAATTCTGTAGGTCTATGATCCTTACGATCGCTTCTTGCATAAGGCCAGCAGTAGCTACACTTGTAATTGCAGAAACGACCAAGTAACCAACTAACGGTGAATAAGTCTCTGTAAAGGAGTGTACGCTGGCCGACACGTACGATATCGTCAAACGGAATTTTAGTAAAATCGTAATTGGACCATTTTAAATCTTCAGACATAATTTATTGTAACACCTTACATATTTTTGTCAAGTTTATAGAAATGTTTAACTAAATTTCTAACACCTAATAATTTTCTATTATACTTTGCTACATGTATACAAGAGGTTTGTTCAAGATCTAATAGTGTACACATTTTATCATATGCGCCTTTGTATTTGTTATTAATGTAATCAGGAGAAAATTTATTCATTTGCCATATGCCAATTTGCATATTAGATTTTACCAAATGCTGATATTCATTTTGCTGACGTATGTAACCGTCTTCATAATTTGAAAATCTAAGTCCAGTTCTCATGTTTCCTAGCCCTATACCTTTGCTTAAACTAAAAGCAACTTCTTTTATAGCAGGACTTGAAAAATCAAAAGTTATATTATTACACGTTCCAAACCAAGCACAATCTAACAAAATAGGTATATTTTTTTCCTCTGCGTCCTTTATCATGGTATTATACATTTTTGAAATGCTTCCGTTTCCACTAAAGGGCAGGCTTACAATAACCCAGTCGTCTTGTTCTAACGGCACGTACTTATCATTTTGATCTAATGGCATTATTTTGACAGATCTGCGATGATAACCGTATTCTTTAGAAAATACTCTTAATCTTTGTTTACTATATCTCAAATACGCTTCATCAAATGCCTGTGTTGTTCCAACAGTAACATCTTTAAAATTAAATCTTTCTAAATTTTTTATCGTATTGTTTTCAGTTGATAAAATCCAATTAGAAAATAAATCAACGTATTCGTCGTAAACTTCAAAATAACCTGGCTGAGATAGCCATTCATTCCAGGGTGCTGCTGCTAAATTTATCTGAAATTGATAATCATAAAGGGCCGGGTGTTTTTCCGGTGTTATTAATTTCTGTTCTATATAATCATTTATTTGTAGAGTATAATTCATAAGGATATTTGTTACCTCTAATATTATCAAGTTCTGTTACATATCTTATAAGTTGATCATAATTACTGCTCCAGTCTTCGCTATTCATATATGTAAGCACATAGTTCATCTGTTCTTTATACTGAGTATTTTCTACTGTTTCTAAATGACTTTTTATCTTATGTGTAATTTTTTCTTTTGCGTATTTAGGCAAAACACGCATGTTGAGATGGTCAGGATCATATACTATATCAGGAGCAATATGAACTCCGTCATACCAAGATGCTTTGCCGATCTTTTTAAAATTTGAGTGCGCAATGTAATTATAAAATTCAGGTATATATTCTATGTTAAGAGCACTTACCGCAGTATTAACTCTTATGTTTATATGCTCAGTAGTGTTGTCTAAAATATTTAAAGAATCTACCATGTCTTGCCATTTACTAGGAAAGCGTATATAGTCATTAAGTTCATCCAGTCCGTCTAAACTACACCATAAATCTACTCGTTTAAATTCATTCCACAATTCAAAAACTTTATTAGGCAGTTTTGTTATATTAGTATTATACTTTATAAAAATATTTTTACTGTATCCTTTTTCTACTAACTGCTCTAAAAGCCTATAATGTTTTTTGTGTAGTAGAGGTTCGCCTCCTGCGAATTGTAACATTCTTAACTTATTACCGTTCTCTTCTAGATAATTCCAAAGTTCATCTAACTCGGGCCATTTGAGATTAGGCAAACTATGATGAGAGAATCCTGTATTTTTATACTTGTCAAGTATTGCTGTGTCTTCTAACCACTTGCTAGAACTGTTTGGATTACACATTACACATTTTAAATTACATAAATTACCTAGTCTTAGATCATAACTAACAATGTTATCTTCTACACTACCATCGGCGGCTGTGCTATTGATTAGTTCGTCGATATTAAAACGTTTTTGCCAATTTGCTAGTTCTCCAAGACGCTTACTATGCGTATCACCGTTTGCTTCTTTATCCCAGCAGGTAAAACAAATATCTGGTCGTTCTCCGTTTAGCATTGCCTGACGTAGTTTTCTGACGTGTTCGCTGTTCCAATATTCTTTTATGCCTTCTTTGTGTATTTTATATCTATGTTCAAACTCTTTCGAAACACAGCAAGGGCGCAATGTTCCTGTAGTGCTAGCAAACAGGTGTATCCAAGGTAATATACAAAATGTATTTTTACTTGACATATTCTTTTATGATCTCATATAATTCTGGAGCAACATCTTTAAAATTCTCATTTCTTATATTATCCAAACGCATTGTATATTTCCAAAATTTGTCTAATTCGTCACTCCAATCTTCGGCTATCATCATATCATAATAAGATTCTAGTATCTTTTTACTGGCTTTTTTATAAGCATCTTTCATAGTTTCGTCTAAATTAGCAGTCATTAGATAATTATCTAACCAAATATAATATTCATTGTATTTTGTTTTTACAAAATCTTTTGCTTCTTTAGGTAATATTTTAGTATTAAGAAATCTAGGATTATGCAAAGGATGAGGATTGAGTATCGGCTTGCTTGTATTAACACCAATTTTTTTAAAATTTTGCTGTATAATCCATTTCATAAAGTCGGGCAAATAAGCAACATTATAAACTTGAATAGTGCAAGCTATCCAGGCTCTAATATCGCCAGGGGAGTTGTCTATTTTGTGTAAGTTTTCAGCGAGCTTTTGAAAATTACTAGGATTTCTGATATAGTCATTTAAATCTCCTACTGCATCTATACTAATACCTAGTTGCACTCTTTTAAATTTAGGCCAAATATCCCATGCACGTTTTGGAACATTAACTAGATTAGTATTATATTCAACAATTATATCTTTTGCATAACCTAGATCTATGCATCGTTCTAATAGATCATAATGTTTATCTATTAACAACGGCTCGCCACCTACTGTGTGTATTTGCCTAATATTAGGAATATTTTTATCAATCTGTTGCCAAAATTCATCGCTATCAAACCAATTATAATCATCATATTTTACAATATATCGGTTTTTTTCGTTTTTTATTAGCTCTACTTTTCCATGGCTATCGTCAAAAGTCTCCTGTCCCCAAACTTTTACATGATCCTCATACCACTGATGGCTGTCTGTGGGTCCACACATTCTACATTTGAGATTACAAAAATTTCCAAACCTCAAATCATAATACATAACCGGTACTTCTTCAGTATTAATTGATCCGTCAGATTTTGTTATTGCCTTTGCTTTGTCAAAATTAAATCTATTATTCCATAATTCATTTTCATATTGTCTACGAGAATTAACACCGCTTGCATCTTCTCTATCACATCGTATACAAGCTTCATGATCAGTGCCTTTTAGCATACTTAAACGTACTTGTTTAGCTAGATCTGAATTCCTAGCTTCGTCTAAATTATCGTATTTTGCGTTGTAAGCGGTGCCGTCTTTTTTACGATGTATACCTTTAGATATACTAGTGTTTGCTTGACAGCAAATTCTGATATCGCCATTATTGCGCACTGCTTCGAAAATCCAAGGTAACGGACAAAATTTATTATTCATATATATGCACCCATGGTCCTTTTAAATATTCACATTTTACATCTTTTATTGCAGATAATACTTTCTTTCGTTTACGTTTTTTTTCAATATTAGAGTTTGGTAAGTTTAAAAATATGTGATCATAAGTAAATATATTTTCAAAAATTCTTGTTAAATTGTCAAAGTCTGACCCTACATCTATGACTATTAAATTATAGTGCATCTTTTCATTACGATAAGACTGAAATGAATTCAATATCACATTTACATTTGAATTTAATTTCGAATATCTGCGTTTCCATTTATCAAAATATTTAAAGTCTGTTAAATAGTGCTCGTCAAAGTTATCATAGGTAGTAATTCTTGAATTAATAAAAGTATCTTGCAATACCAATGTATAATCAAAGCATAAATGACCTATTTCTAATTTATCATGAAAATTAAAATATTTTTCATATTGCGAGTGTAGATAATCGTAATCTGCTCTCATACCGTTTAGTATATTGTAACTCATTTTAATATCTCATCAAATATTGGGAAGATATTTACAAATTTATCTTCCCAACCTCTTTGTTTATTAATTAAAGTCAGATACTCACGTGTTTCTGGTAGTCTAGCACTCCAGTCTTCTGCGTTCATAAAATTTATAATACCTTTAAATCTTTTTAAACCATAAGGTGCATTTAGGAATTCTTCTTTTGTAATGCCTGCTTCTTTAACTCCTGTAAATTTATCCCAATTATCTTCAATCCAAGGATAAAACTCATTTTCATACTTAGCTTGTATTTGCTGTTTGATGTGTGGCGGTAAAACTTTAACATTTAATTGAGGTGGCCAATATGCAAAGTGCATGTTAATTCCGCCGGCGCCAAATGGCCATTTGTTAATTTTTCGAAATCCCTGTTCTACTTTCCATTTTGTAAATTCAGGTATATAAGGAACATTTAATGCCATAAGTGTTGTAGCTGTAGTTATTTCTACATTGTCTGTTGTTTCGTCTAGTTGCCAAAATACTTCTTCTTGATGTTTCCATTTAGAAGGATAACGTATATAGTCATTTTGTTCACCGTAAGCATCTATACTATAATGTAATCTTACTCGTTTAAATTCAGCCCATATATCAAATAGATCATCGCGCCATTCTACAGCGTTTGAATTATATCTTAGTTCTATATTTTTTGCATATCCACGCTTAATACATTCTTCTAATAGTTCATAATGTTCGTCAATAATTAAACTTTCGCCGCCTGCAAAGTAGAGCTGGTACATATTAGGCACTTGATCCATAAGTTCGTTCCAGAACCGAGAGTTATTTTTGTGCCAATTATAACTTGCACCGTGATTACGTCCTTTATTATCCCAGCCGCTTGTGCCTTTAAGGTTTTCATTTTCTATTTTGGGATAGATATCTTTCCAATCCTTTATCCAACCACTGCTATCGTGCGGACTACACATAACACATGCAAGTTGACATTTTGTTCCCATTCGTAAGTCGATGTAGCGAATTTTAGTAGGTATACTCCCGTCTTCCTGTGTTTCAGAAATTAATTGCTCAAGGTCATATCTATTTCCCCAGTATTCAGTTTCCCAATTTCTTTTACTTAGGTGTCCAGATTCTTCTTCTTTATAGCATTTTAAACAACTAGGAGGCTTTTCTCCACGTAACATCATTTTCCTAACATTACGCATATACGAACTGTTCCAAGCTTCTTCTAAACTTGTGTGATTAAAATTTGCAGGAGTACCGTTGTCGTTTTTAACTACTCCTACTTCGCCGCCGCCGATCTTTTTAGAGCTGTTTGGATCTTGTACACTACTAGCATTACTAGTGCAACAGGTTCTCATTTTACCATCAGGTCTACTACTTAAATGAAGCCAAGGCAAAGCACAAAATGTTTTAGAAATATTACTGGTCATACAATTACTTATGTTATTAAAACAGATTTAATGGATAAATTGATTGCTATTCTTAAAGCCTCTAAATTTATTCATTTGTATTGTGATCCTACTAAATCAAATTCTTGTGAACATTTCATTGCACACACTTTAAGTTTGCCATTTGAGCAACCTTTGGTTGACCAACTTTTTTCTATAGCTTCAAAAATACCTGTGTCAAAAACTTTTTCAAGTCCTACCTTTTTTGCATTAATAGAATCTTTACCGCCAGCCTTGTTTATAAATTTCCATATTTGTTCTACTTTAGGATCTTTGTGCCACCATTTATACATACGGCCGGCTGTCCAGCAACAGGGCAATGCTAGTCCTTCTGCACTTATATATAAACTACCTGTTGATTTAACCCTACAAGTAATTTCTGATACATCATAAAAATTGTCCATAGATCCGTATTTTTCTAATATTAAATCTCGTTTTTGTAATGCTTCGTTTTTTAAGCTTTCTTTTTTTGGTTCTTTTAAAAGTGTTGTTTTTTTACCTTTTCGATTAATTGCTTGATGTTCGTCTTTTTTCTCTGACGAGTGGCTAGTTATAAATCGAGCACTTTTCTTTACAATAAATTTTTCAAAACCCCACTCGTTAGACATTTGACGGGCTTCTTCAATTTGATGTTCGTTATAATCAAACACAAGAAAATCCCAACGTGCCCTGCCGCCAGCACCTATAAAACTGTCAATGGCACGTTTTACTTTGTTCCATTGTACACCTTGTCTGTATAAATGATTAGTATCTTCTAACCCATCGACACTGAAGATAACTGTACCGTGTCTGCCAATAGTCTTAGCTAACTCTTGCCACCATTGTTCGTCTCTAGCGCCGGCGTTTGTATTCATACTAAGCCATATATTAGGATTATGTTTTCTAAAATATTTAAAAGTTTCTAATAAATCTTCAGCAATAATCGGGTCGCCGTGGTTTCCGCACATCTGTATTGATTCTAATTGTAATATAAAATTAGGAGAAAACATATTTTTAATATCTTCGATTTTTAATTCATCAAGATTCAAATAAGGATTTAATTCTCCTCCATTCATATTTCTATCACACATACTACAAGCTGCTTGACAACGCTGTGTGATCTCTAAATGTATTTGTCTGATATCTTCTAATTTATACATCGTGTACCAACTTTATATTCTTGCCAGGGCCAACTTTACTTGGTAAGTTACCATATTCTTCTATATACCATTCTATTACAGCGCGATACCAATTTTGACTATCGTGATGTGCTTGTTTATTAAACTGCCAAATATTGTTATTAGTTGCTTGTATTGTAGCTAAAGCACGAGCACTTTCTTTTTGCAATTCTCTAAGACTTAAATCTTTTATACTACTTTTTTCCAATTAGCATGTACCTCGAATATTTTTCTAATTCTAATTCACCTGAATAAATTAATGTAGACATCGATGCCATTTCTTTGAAGCTATCTATACTATCTACACAATTTACATGTTCTTCGACTTCATAAAAATTATTACTTTGTAGTACTACTAGCTTACCATCTGGAATTTTATCATACCATTCTGCAAAGTTTTTAATATGCTCACAACTAGTGTTAATAATAGTGTCAGGCATTTCTGTTAATTCTAAACTTGTGCCATTTGATCTGTATGTGGTGTGAGTTGTAGGGAAATCCATATCTAATATATCAAGTGTACTTGCTTTAAATTGCCAGCCATTCATTACCCAAGGACGATTCATTGTATCAGCAACAGATGCACAGCTTCTGTCAATATCAAAACTTCTAATTTTTTCAAATTTATCTATTGCCTTTTCAAACATTAACGCTGCTAGTGTTCCGTACCAGCCTGCACATATAAAAACCGTTCCTAAGTTATCTGGTAGATGTTCTATTAACCATAGTTTGCTTTTTAATTGACCCAAACTAAAAGCATCAACCATTGCTGTTTCACTTTGAGGGAATTTATTTAAAGTTCTTTTCATTTGAGAAATAGCTTGATTGGTCGGATATAAAAATTCTAAACCGTTAAGTAAATTAACTGTATTGCTCATTAAATTGCTCTCTTAAAAATTCAAAGTCATTTATTCTATGTAAATCGTTCGGAGATTCTCTATAAGTTTCTCCGTATTTTGTGCCAGCAAGCGAACCTTGGATAGCATACTCTCCAAAAGGACGATCTTTACCTATAGTTTGCCATATGTGTAATCTTTTATTAGTTTCATTGTCCTTTTGTCTATCAATTACTTTCGAACTTAATTTACAACATTCTCTAAATGCACTTTTCCATGTATTAAACGGATCTGTATTAAACATTGTAATATTTGATATTTCATGTACAGGTTTAAACTTGTCTGAAATACTTGTAGTCATATCAGGTTTTGACGTATCCATATTTTTAGTCATTCTAGTTGGAAATAGTTTTACACCACCATAGCCGTACACTAGATCATTAACAGGATTAATACTACGCCACACATGAACCGTATCTAGATTCCATGGGCCTGCGTCATACTCAAAGTTAAAATCATCAACTATCTGTGCATCGCCGTCAACGATCCAAAACATTTTAGTAAAACATTTTTTAGCAGCGGCGATGTGTGCTTGATGTATGCCTTTTACACCATGCACTCGTTTGGCCATAGGAAACTTTGCTTTTAATCTTTCAAAGTTTTCGTCAGCATTTGGTTCTTTATAACTAATAAATACTATATCATACATTATATTATTATACTGCCGTTTAGATTATTTGTCAAGATACTTTTGCATCCATGGAATGTAGTCTAATATGTCAACACCTCTAAACTTATCAGACCGTTTTGTATTTGTTAAAAATGCCTGCCATTGTTTTTCTTCTCGCGGCTGATTAACATAACTTTTTAAGTTTAAAATATCAATCACAGGATCTTTTGCCCAATCGGGTACTAAATCAGTATTAATATAAAACTCATACTGCTCATCTAGCATAGCATTTACTATTTCTTTTTCTTCTTCTGGCAAATGACATACATTTAAATAAGTAGGCTCAGTAACCATGTTAAAGCTAGGTGTTAATTTTTGAAAACCTATATTTGTGTGTAATTCACTGCTATAAAAGTTTCGAGTTTTAAAGTTTTTCATGCTCCAATTTAGTAGTTGAGGCAAATCGTGGATATTTAATAAACTAATTGTAGTATGTAAGTGAACGGTTAATTCGCCTCGGTGTTGTGCATAGTCTGCTAGTTTTTGACTATTACGTTCAATGTTTTTCCACTTACTGGGAAATCTTACATAATATGCCAAATCTCCGTAAGCATCAACACTAAGTCCTATATTAATACTTTTAAAGTTGTCCCATAAGTCTAACAATGTATCTGGAACGGTTGTTCCGTTAGTATTATAAGTTAGACGAATATTTTTAGCATACCCAGACTCTACTATTTTTTCTAACCAATCATAATGTTCTTTTACAACTAATGGTTCACCGCCTATAAAGTTAATACCTTTAAGATTAGGCAGTATACTTGCAAAGTAGTCATTTTCAAAGCTATACTTATACCAGGGCTCGCTAGCAGTTTTTTCAATATGTTTGTAACTGAATAAATCCCATTTAGTTTCTTCAAATTCTACATTTTTTGATTCTTCGATCCAACTATGACTACAATAAGGGTTACAACTACGGCATTTAAGATTACACTGATTTCCTAGTGTTATATCTAGATATTCAATAGCGTCTTCTGTAATAGATCCATCTTCGTTCATTTTTTCAAAATTAAAATCAATGCGATCTTGATTTAATTCGTTATGACTTTGTCTATAACTTTTTATACCAGATTCTTCCATTTTTTGGCATGCACTACAAATGTCAGGCCATTCACCGTTTCGTAATTGTTGGCGTACTTTTTTTAACGCAGCAGTATTAACAAAGTCATTAACGGTGTGTGCTATTTCATATTTTCTATGTGGCGGTCCTAGATTTTTGTTTCTTTCTTCATCGTATTTGGTTGTGTAAGTGTCTATGTCAAACAGAGCTGGTGCTGCACAACATGGGCGAGATCGACCATCAGAAGTAATACTTACTCCTTGCATAGATTGATAACAATATAACGGTTTCTTTTTACTCATGAAATAAGACCTTCGTATCCGGGTTTAGCTTTTGCTATATTAAAATCTGCTGCACAATGGCAATGTCCTTTAGGGCATATGATAGATTTAGTACTAGCCTCGTCAAATTTACCTTGTACTATGTTTCCTACAATAGGGCCGACACCACAACTTGCCTGTTGTATTTTACCATTTGGGTGTATATGTAAACTTTCGTGTATATTACATGTCCATCCTTTAAAAAAATTCTTGCGATCAACAATTATTTCATTTGTATCTATATCGCCAATTGTATCATCTTCATAATGAATTCGTGCCCAGGCATAGTTAGACATTTTTTCTACAGGTATAGTTTGTTGTGCATCAGTTGTATGTGTTTCAAAGAACTTGATATGCTCTGGATCATCGTAATGATACGGTTCAGTACTGGGTCGTAATTCGTCATATACAGGCGCATATTCAATGCGATAGTTGTCGCACTCTGTTTTTAATCTTTCTGCAATATCTATGCACTGCTGAAAATAGTCTTTGTGCATCATAATACGACTGCATAGATAATTCTTTTTGTCTTGTAAAAACTTATAAGTGTCTACGTACTTGTCGTCTTTGGACCATTCAGCATGGTAACTTGCAACTACATCATCAAACAAATGATGATTTTCTTCCCACCAACTCAAAGGTTTTGAAAAGTTTGTGTTAATGCCTACACAACTGCCTGGAAACTCTACTAGTTCTCTAAAACGTGTTACAACAGGAATAAGACCTTTCCAAAACGTAGGTTCGCCGCCACTAAGGAATAGTTTAAAATATTTAAAGCCCCGTGATTGATAGTGTACAATAATGCGTTCTAGTGTTTCTACAATTAGGTCAACGTCTTGTTCATTTTTATTACGACCTGCCCAATTCCATTCACTGCAATATGTGCAACGAAAATTACACCAGTCGTTAACTTGCCAAACTAGGTTGACCCACTTTTCTTTTGCATGCACAATTGCTTTAAAATCTTTCATTATAAATCCAATACGTCCTTAAACTCTGGGAATATATCGTTAAATTTAAACTTTCTATATTTGTCATTTATAGATATAAACTGCTTCATTTTTGTTAAATGTTCTTCAGAGTATTTATCGGTATTAAGTGTGTAGTTAATTATTCTCTGTACAGCATCTTTATGACGCAATGTGTTTAGCTCTTGTAGCTGTCTAACGGTCTCGTCTCTAATTTCTTTGGGCCACACACAGCTATGTATCTGATCCGGATGCTCTAAAAATAAAGGAACAAAATCTATACGTCTAGTTTGTTGAGACTCAACCCATTGAATTAAGCGAGCAACATCAAAAACATTCCATGCTTGATATACAAAATATATTTTAAGCTGTACTTTACTAGGAAGTTTCTGTGCTAGTGCAAAGCTCTGTTCTACTTTTTTCCAGTCTGTCGGATAACGAATATAGCTATTTCGCATACCGTAACCGTCAATACTCATCTGTATTTCGCTTTGGTTAAAGAATTCCAATTTATCATAAAACTCACTAGGCCATGTGGTCATATTAGTTGTCCAACAAACATAACAATCTTTGTTGCCAACTTCTACTAATTTATCTATAACATATCTATTAGCATCAATAAGTGTAGGTTCTCCGCCTGTAAGATATAAACGCTTTAGTGTAGGTGCAACAGCATCAATAAAGTCTCTAAATTCTTGTGTTTCAAACCATTTCCAATCAAATGCTTCTACACTTTTAATTTCATGATTCCATTGATTAGCAAGCCACTCAGGTACTTGCTCTTTACTCATAATCTTTTTGCGTTCTTTATAAATGTTATCGCTACTGACACTCCAACAACTATTACATTTTAAATTACAATGATTGCCAAGACGTAACTCTAAATGTGTAGGATTATAAACTTCTGTATTAGTAAGAGGATAAGTTTTGTTTGCCCACTGGCGACTGCTTTCTAGGCCTTTTTGTTCGTGTTCATAGCAACGATTACATTCTTTAAGAGGCAAGCCTTTTAACATACGATCACGAACTTCTTGCATATGCGTACCGTACCAAATTTCTTTCCAGCTGTCTTTACCTAGTACAGCAGGTTTGTCATCTACTTCGATATAATCTTCGCTATAGATGTGACAACATAACTTACATCTACCATCTGTATTAGTATGTAAGTTTATCCACGGATATACACAGAATGTGTCTTTTATCTCGTCCATTTACCAGAACCCTGCCAATCATATGTGAAACTAAAATCTAATTGTCTAGTTTTAATAAAGTCTTCACTAATATTCCAAAATGCTTCTTCGCTCCACGCATTGTGCGGATCTAGACCTTTTTTATTAGGATCGCCCTTCCACGCAAGTTTTCTTGCTCTAACAGCACTATTACTAGTATCTTTAGTAAAAATTGTAATTTGCCAAACTGGGCCTTCAGGATCAGCAGATACATATTCTTTACCTTCATGATCAGTCCAGCGTATGTCGTTATACTCCTCTTCTGGCTTTACTTCTTGTTGAAAATCCCATTTAAAGTCTGCATTCCAATTACCATTGTCGTCTATTTCAAATAAGTACTCTGCATCTAAAGGTATACTGCCGCGTTTACCCCATTCTTCTACATCAAGTTCCTTATCAAATATTAGTTGAAGTTTATATCCGCCACGGGTTCTCCAAAGAGCTCTTAAGAAAGGCCATATTTCATTTACTAAACTATCAGCAAAATTACTAATATTAGGTTTTATAATATCATAGTCAAAATCTTCATAATCGTATTCTATATCATACAATCTGTCAGGGTCATTAAATTCTATTCGATAGTGGTCTCTAGCAAGATTAGGTCTAGTAGGTTTACTACATGTAAGATCAGTTTGTAAAAAATCAGTATAGATACTAAAACATTTATTTTTAATCATTTTATGAGCAATACTTGCTTTAAAATCTTTAGTAATCCAATGATTATAATAATAGTACGGAAGGAGATTAAACTTCTCAAAGTTCTGTCCTACAATAGTATCAACACCTACTATGAACCCTGTTCCTTGACTAATTGATATCAGCCCTTGATTTCTAATACGATACATAAATGTTAAACTATCTTCAAACTCTTTCGGACCTTCATTTGGAAAACCTACAATCCAATTAGTCATTGCTTGTACACCGGCAGCATGTCCATCACGGAAGTTGGCTTCCATTTCTTCTATCTTAACACGCTTGTCCATTAAATCTAAAACTTTTTGACTGCCGCTTTCGATTCCATAGTTAAGTACTTCACAGCCTCCTGCTTTTAAGTCTCTAAAATACTCGGCGTCCATACGTCCGTCACATCGAGAATAGCCAGTCCAATGAATATCTAGACCTTTTTCTGCAACACCTTTTACAAATGCACGCAATTCATGGAGATTACCATTTACAAGGCTATCGATAAACCAAAACACATTTGTACCATGTTCGTAATACATATATTCTACTTCTTTTAAAGTGCTTAATGCATTACGCTGTCTATATTTCCAAAAATGTGTTTCTTCACAAAATGTACATTTAGCTGTACATCCTCTAGAAATTTCGCAAAGTGCGCCATTAGGAAACTTGTATTGATTAAAATCAAAATCGCTGTAGTCAGGCAACGGCAAAGTGCTTAGATTATAACGTTGATTTTCAGGCTGACGAACAAACTTGCTGTTTTCATTCTGATCGTTGTATTCAATATCTTTTTTATCTTCTATTGATTGTAGTATATCTAAGAATGCCTTTTCGCCTTCACCGTTCACAACATAATCAAAAGTTTCATGTCCTTTAAAAAAACTATGATGTGTTGCACTTCCGCCTACTACAATAATTAAATTAGGTTTACGTTTTTTTAATTCTTTTGCAACGTAAACCGAAGGTTCAAAATTACAATAATATAAACTCATTCCAACAACATCAGGATTTTTTTCTAGTATTTTATCAATCATACTATCAAAATATGGTTGTAGTATGGGATGCAAATCTTGGTAGTACAAATCGCCAGTCCAATGAAAATCACGCAATGGATCCCATGGAAAGAAATCTATTTTATCTTGGCAATTATCTAAGAAGTAATTATATGCTCCAGCATTTAAGTCATAACTTTTACACGAATAGCCTGCATTTTTTGCAGCAGCGGCCAACTTTGCTATGTTATATGGCGGGAAGTTAGGGTCCCATTCAGGCAACATAGTAAGTGCAACTTTTGTATGCCGATTAATATCATATTCTATTTTTAGCTCGTCTAATCCTTTTTGTACAGGGCGACTATATTTTTCAATTACTTTAAGTGTAGCAACATGCTTATCTTCTTCAACAATAGGAGAAGATTTAACAGGCTTTTGTCTATTTTTATCACTTAAATCAAAGAATGTTTTTGTTTTTGTCATTGTAAACCTTGTAGTTCTGGAAATATATCAAATACATCTTCATTGCGAAGCTTGTCTAATCGTTGTGTTTTAAAACGCCACATAGGAATTTCTTTAGTTCTGTCTGTTTCAAGATATTGTAAAATATTTTTATAGTCTTGTTTTACACTATCTATATTTTCAAATTGATCTAGATAGATTAAATGTTCGTCATATCTTTTGCGTATCACATCCTTTTCTGCTTCAGGAAGAATTTGTAAACGCATGTATGTAGGGTCGAGTAAAATATTAATACGTATGTTTTGAGGTTCTAATAATCCTTCTTCAATCCATTCTTTGTGGAAGTCAGGTAAATTAAGAACATTATACACGCTTACCGTAGGCGTTAATTCAAAGTATACATGGGGACATTGTTCTAACATATCTTTTCGATTTTGAACAACTTGTGACCAATCCATGTTTTTGCGTAAATATTCTGCTCTGGCATGATTTGCATCTAAACTTGCTGCAACTCTTATATGCTCAAAACTATTCCAATATTCAAATGCTGTTTTGCGTTTGTAGAACATTTGTGTAAAATTAGTAGTATAGTCCATACGAACATCACGATTGCCCATTTCAATCCATTTGTCTAGGATTTGATAATGTTCTTTTGTAATTAACGGTTCGCCGCCTGCCCAATAAACACGTTCTACACTTTCGAGAAGTGGATCTAACTCGTCCATAAAGCTTTTCATTTCGTCGCGAACTTGTAGAATCTTAGGATGTCCCGGGTCGCCATGAGTAGCTTTATGATCTTCAAACCAACTACTACTAAACTGCGGGCCGCAACTGCGACATTTTAGATTACACAAGTTACTGAATCGTATATCCATGTAGTTTAAACTTACATCGCCTGCACTACCGTCAGGTCCTGTCTGCATTACTTTATCCCAATGATGTTTAAAATTTTCATTAGAGCTTAATCGCAATGTATTCATATTGTTTTCTTCAAGTTCATAACAACGTCTACACTCGGGAGAGGCTGCACCGTTTAGCATATTAAGTCGAAGCTGACGCATTTTGTCACCGTTCCAAATATCTTGCAACGATTCTTTTTGTGTATCTCCTACAGGTAAGTCTGGATCAGCTAAACAACAGGGATATGTTGTTCCAGCAGGCCAAAGATGCATATGCACCCACGGTAACATGCAAAATACCTTATCCTCTTTTTTAATCATATAACTCTCTCATTTCTGGAAACACATCTACAAAATTTTCTTTTCTTTTCTCGTCAATACGTTGCATTTCTCGTTTAAATTCAGGAATTCTATCACTATTATCATTTGCCCACATAAAATCAATAACTTTTTGTAGACTATCACGCATATGGTCTTGAGAACCTTGATCCATTTGTTCGTATTTAGAAAAGTCTTCTATTAAGTTTATTATACGCTCTTCTGCAATATTTTTCAAGTGTTTTGGTAAAATTGTGCAACTTAAATATTCAGGAGTAATTAATAAGTTGTTAATATTCATTTGAAAGTTATAAACAAAATTATTATCAAAGCAGTATCTAATGATATCAGCTAAGTCCATTATATTTAAAACACTAATAGTAGGATTAGGTTTGAGTTTTAAGTTAGGAACATTGTCACGCATCCACAATAAGTTATCGTAAATTTTTTGCCAAGGCTGACCATGTCGTGTGTATTCTGCTTTTAGACCGATTTGATCAAAACTTACATAATAATCTATTTTATCAAAATGTTTCCAATAGTCTTTAATATGTTTATTTTTAAGACCTAGTCTACTAGCATTACTATTATAAGTTAATCTAGGTTTATGTCCCCGTTCGATTAACATTTCTAAAAGTCGGTAATGCTGTTCCATGAACATACTTTCGCCGCCTGTAAAATAGACCTCTTCGATATTAGGAAGTAGTTCTTCTATTTCTTCCCAAAGATTAGGATGGTTAATTTCAACAATATGCGGTTTACCATACTCGTCTTCGCCCCATTTACTACTAAAATGAGTGCCGCAACTGCGACATTTCATATTGCATAAATTCGAAAATCTTACATCAAAGTAACTAATGTTAAGTTTATCTACTGTACCGTCTGCCTGAGTGGTATCAACAAGGTCTTTATGATGTGCATAGTCTTTATTCATTTTGTGGCGATAGGACAATATTCCCTGTTCTTCGTACATAAAACATTTACGGCATCCTTCAGTAGGTGTATTCTCTAACATTTTAAGACGAAGTTCTTTCATCTTTTTACTATTCCACACACCTTTTAAACCGCCTTCGTTAATATTTCCAATAGGCGTTTGCCAATCATATATACAGCAAGGATAAGCATCCCCTGTTTGCCAGACACTCATATGCACCCAAGGAGCCATGCAAAAGTGTTTTTCAAATTTATTCTTCATTTAGCCACCTTTGTTTATGTTCTTTAGACACATATGTCTCATAGATATATTTAAAATGTGGTATTTCCTTCCATTTATCTGTATACCATAACTTATAGCTGATTTCTATAGCAAAATATTTTGGATCAAATGTATCCTTTTCATTCATAAAGTTAATTAAGTTATACATTTTACTAGAAATATCATCAATTGCGTAATGGCTTACATTATTATGCATGTCGCGTGTTTTGATTTGTTCAGCCCAACGAGAAAGACGTTCGGACATATCTTTCTTAACTTCAGGAGGTAAACTAGTAATACTAAACGGAGTAGGAGTATATGCTATGTTTGTTGTAAACCAAGTGTCTTCTTTTACGAGATTATGTTCTAGTATATAATCGTACATAGTAGTAATATGATCTATATTTAATATAGAAATTGTACTATCATAATTTAGTCTTATGTTTTCATAAGGTAATAGAGTTTTAATATTTTCTTCTAGTATGTTCCAGTTAGTTCCGTGCCTAATTAAATTTGCACGTTCACCTACAGCATCGATACTCATGCCTAGCTCTATATTATTAAAATTTTTCCAGTATTCGTAAATTGGTTTCTTTTTATAATATAGATTACTTAAATTAGTGTTATAGCGAAGTTTAGTGTCAGTAACCTTTTTTTCTTCTAGCAGTTCAAGTAACTTATAATGATCGTCCATTATTAATGGTTCGCCGCCTGCAAAGTAAATCTGATGACTATCTTTTAAGTGCGGTTCTAATTGCTTAATAATATCTACTTTTGAATGATTGTTAATTTTGCTATATTTGTGTTGAGAGTTAAATGTTCTTCCGTTTGCTTCGGCATTTTCTTTTGCCATTTGTACCCATTTTGTACTAAACACTGGGCCACAACTAGCACACGCAAAGTTACATTGATTACTAAATCTAACATCTATATATTTTAATTTAAATTTATCAACAGAACCGTCATCATTCGTTTCATCAATAATATCAACATATTGTCCAAAATCTCCGTTTGCAAAAGTTCGATAGCTAGGAGATCCAGATTCTTCTACTCCATGACATCGTCTACAAATAGGGTTTTTTATTCCATTCAGCATATCCAAACGAAGTTTATTCCAGTCATCGCTATTGAATATTTCTTCAAGAGTCTTATCTTTTGTATTTTCGTTAATAGTATCTTGTTCAACGGTACAACACGGAAAGGTTCTGCCGTCGGGTTCAGTATACATATGAATCCAAGGAAAGATGCAGAAACTGCCGTCTTTCACTGCATCAAGAAAGTCAGCTTTTTGTTCGTCACTATATTTCATGACGTAGCTCTTAACAATTTTTCTTCAATCGGCTTCCAACTAATTTTGCGTGTCATAAAATTATTCCAATTATGTTCTATACATTCCCAGTACTTATTTTTAATTAGATACTTAAAATTATCTAATGGTCTTTTTTCTAAAGTTCTAATTAACGTTACAGCATCTTCGTATGTTTGAATTGTTTCCATGCCAAAAAAACTTTCAAATGTTTTATATCCTCTAGCTCTTAACGTTTCATTCATTGCCGGATTACCAACAAGTATAAACGGGTGACAATGTACTATTGCCTTAAAAGTTTTTTCAGTAAGAAAGTTTTCTACATCTAGACTTTCTGTAATAATACTTATTAAGCTGTTGTGATAATACGGTAAAACTGAATCACTATGCCATATTACTTGGTCTGAAGGTTCATCTAGTTTTCTATCTTGGTAGATTCTTGGTTCATTTACAATTTTTTCTGTTAAATTACTAGGCATTTTTTTGCATTCGTTTCTAATCCATGCTACTAAACTATCTTTGGTATAATTTTCAGATTTGGCAATAGACGGAATATGATAGCTGACATAGCTGTCATCTATTAATTTAGTATCTAATAAACTTTGATACCACCACAGACGATGACCTTTTAAATTCCTATTTAAAGTTAGCGCCTTTTTATTAGCAGTATCAATTGTTTTAAGCTTTTCCTCTGGAGTTATAAACGAAACGTCAGAAAAGTGTTTTAAGTGGTGTCTGTATTGTGCTTCCCACCATTCCGGGACACTTACAAATTTTAATCCATTAACAATTTTGTTATTATATTCTTCACTACTACAAGTAAAAATAATTTTTTCTTTTTTTATTCCAGACTGATCAATAATTTCATACAATTCATCTGGCCTAAATGTAGCTTCGTGTGGACTATACATCCACAGATAACTATTGCTATCATTATTAATTGTATCAATAGTTTTTTTGTCGTTAATCCATATATTAGGACTAGCGTCAGGAAAATAGCATAAATTAAAATAAAGTTTTAAGTCAGTTGCTGGAAGTAAAGGTAATAAATCTTTTTTTACTAAGCAATTATAATCAAAATCAGTATAAAAGCCTAGCACGGTTTCTATACTCATCACAGCCCAATCGGGAACTTTTACACTAGACGAACTATAAATGTCATTGTGTACATTTTCAACTATAATATATAGCTGTCTTTTATTCATTAAGGAAGCCGCTAATTTGTAGAGTTATTTTTGGTTGTAACCCTATATTGCCGCTTACATGAAGAATACCACTATCCCAAAGCCAACCTTCTCCTTGTTTCCAATGAGTATGACTCTGCCAGTCTTTGTTTGTGTCTTGATATTGTATTACATGCCCGACTTTCCAGTCTTCTAAATACATATTAGCACGTACTTTAGTACGAGTATCATCAGGATACATATTATTAATTTTAAAGAATGTATCTCTGTGTACCGTAATTACATTTCCAGGAGGTTGCAGTATACTACTCACGGTTACAACTTCCATATTCATTTGACGGCCTAGTTCTTCGTAATCAACTTGATCTTTATCCCACCATAGTTGTTGAATACGTGTGTTGTCTTCATGATAGCTTTTTGGAAAGCCACCAGCAGACTCGTGTATATCTTCTTGTTCTCTTACTTGATACGAAATACAACTTCCGTAATGTTGATCATAATCTGCATTTAAAAATACATCAAAATCGTAATCTAAATTAACTGCTCTAAGTAACATGCTTATCTCCTGAATATTAGTTATTTATTTGCTGCTTTCTTACACTGATGGAAAAATTTAGCCATTTCAGGAAATGTATCTTGATAGTTGATATTTCGACGACGGTCTTGTTCTTGGAAAAAGTTATGAAAGTCTTTTCTGCCTTCTTGAATACGTTCTTCTGGGTACTCTGCTGTACGCATGTAGTCAACTACACGGCGAAACTTTTCATATTCTAGGGTACTAAATGCATGTTTGCTGTCATCATCTAAATTGTCTTTAATAAATTGTAAATGACTTTCCATATAAGGCATGTAATCTTCTTTAGGAAGAATATTCATATCATATTGTAGAGGTTCTTTGAGATAGGGTGTATCGAAATGAATACGTTGCCAGCGATGTGTTTCAATATTATTATATTTTTTACGCCATTCTAAAATCTTTTCTAGCAGGCTTTGGAATGTTGTAACACTAAAAATATTAAATGTAATCATAAATGTTAAAGGAGCAGTAGTATTTTCTAAGAAGTAATCCATGTTACGTTCAAATACTTCAATATCTAAACCATCTCGAATGTATTCTGCACGTTCTCCCCATGTGTCAACACTAGTAAACAACTTAAATTGTTTAATTTTATCTTGACTTAATAAGCTGTTTACACTATCAGTAAATTTTTCTAGTTGTTTGGGCTTGCCGCCTAGGTTAGTATTAACATTAAGTTCTAGATGCGGCTTGGGATCTTTTTCTAGTAGATCAAACAATTTGTAAGTACTGGTTTGAATAGTTGCTTCGCCGCCTGTAATACGCAAAATGTTTAGTGTTTTACTAACTTCAGGCCACCATTTCCACCATGCATCTAGATAAGGGTTTGATTCTTCCTCATAAATGTTGAACCAATCAATATCACAGCGGTGATTATTGACCATATCATACGGACCAAACTTTTTTATTTCATTATAAAATCGACTACTTGCTTTTGGATGGCAATATCCGCATCGGAAGTTACACTCGTTACCGAAACTAACTTCTAAATATTCTGGATTAACATTAAAATCTGGTTCTTTAGTAGCAACTTCGTTTAGCCTGTCGTTGCTATAAATGCTACTACTGCGTATATGTCTATCACTAACATAGTCTTTGCCCATGTTTTCAACGTTCCAGCAGTATTGACAACCACTAGTCTGAACACCGTTGAGCATTTCCATGCGTTCTTGTTTTTTAATCATAGTGTTGTGTAATGCACTAGGATTTTCTTTGATTTCATCAACATCAATTGCATGTGGTGCAGGATGATAGCAGCTATGTGTTTCGCCTGTTTGAAAATAGATATTGGCATGATACCATTTGGCAAAACAAAACGTTTTACTAAAATGTTTATCAGTTAACTCTCGAACTTTTTTTAATTTTTCGTCCATTAATTCTCTCGATCAACTATGCCATTGGCATTTCTTGCTGGGTTTTGGTACACAATTTTAAAAAACTTACTTTCAGCCTTGCCTAGTGGCTGCGGACTAATCGGAATACCTAGATCATTAATTAAAACTCTACCCATGTCTTCAGTTTTAGACATTAATTCTTCTTCACCGATCTTCGATACTTCGTCGTCCCATAGACTATTTAGATATTTAAAGTCTCTAACTTGTATATAGTCCCAGTCAGTCAACATAGTCATGTACAGACCTTGACGTGCGCCGTATAATGCCCATAATCCGTTTGTTGCGTCTGCACCTACCATTTGCCAAATATACAATCTATGCAGATTCTTCCAATGAGTATCATGGAATGCTTGAATACTGCTAGGTTTAATTCCTCGATCTAGTGCCATTTTGCAGCCTTCACGGAACCCAGCACGCCATGCTTGTTGTGGCGTAGCGTTATTTTGAATAGTACTATAACAACTATTCATTTGAATGTATTTGACGTCCCAACAAAAGTCAACTTGTGCATGTTTATTTTTTGGATCAGCATTTTCATGTGTACGCATGTTTAGTACATATTCTTTGGGCCAGCATTTGATGCCGCCATTGCCGTACATAAGTCCGTTAATACTATTTTCAGCAGCCCAACTAATAACACAACGGTCCAAATCTTCATGTTTAGAAAAATCAATTTCTTGGTTTAAAAATCGTTCGTCAATTGTATTGTCGCCGTCGATTGTAATAAATCGATCTGTTTCACTTAGATTAGCACATGCTTTGTGTGCTGCATCACTACCTTCTACACCGTGTATACGTTTAGCCCATGGAACTTTGCTACACAAATCTGCATAGTTTTTTTCTGCGTTAGGTTCATCATATGAAAGATAGATGATATCATAGTCTACTGGTTTAAATTTATTAGTCATTTACAATCTCGTGTGCATAGTTGTTAAAGTATTTGGGTGTAAACAAGCTCAGTTCTACACCTTCTCGTTCAACGTCGTATTTAAAAGGAACAATCTGTTTGTTATCTTCTATTAGATCGCCTAGCTTAAACTCAAATGTTCTATATAGTATATGAGGATCATATTTATTTGTCAAGCTAAAATGTACGTAGTCTTTGGGATAGAATCCAGAACTCTTTAGATACTTTCTAGTTCTAGGATTTAACTCAATTTCCCAATAACCTTGTTTTAAGTTTTGCACAATAATTAAATCATATGAATGGTCTATTTTTGCAAGATACATGCCTTTGCCTATTATAACTTTTTGTCCTGACATAAAGTCATCAGGTTGAGCTATTTTAATATCATCTTTGATCCAAAATTCTTCTTGTGTATTAAGATTAATGCCCTTCCAAGTTTTTGCGTCTTCGTTATACGATACTATAGTTGTTTCATTTGCATAAAATAAATTATCTTGTATCTCACGAGGAGTTGGTGTTTCTATTTTTTCTAACACAACACGCTCTATTCTGTTGTTGTTTAAAATTAAATCTCCGACAGAAACCGACTTTGCAAATTCTAAATCTTTGTTTGCATCTGAAAACAATTTTACATTGCTGACAATCAATTCAGAATTTTCGTAATCAAAGAGACTATTTGCAGTATAGTTCTTAGTGAGTCTATATACATTGTTGTTTAACCAAACATGTTGGTCTTTAACATGTGATAGTTCTTTATACCAAATATCTATTTTTGGAATACCTTCAAACTCATGTTTGTACTCAATATAATCAAAATTAATATTCGCTTGCGGTTTATCTACAAGCACAACATCTTCTTGATATATTTCAAAATAATCTAGATCAAACTCTTCTAGCACAGGACAATCTTTGACGGTTTTATATATATTATGCTGATAATATACTAGCATGCCTTGGACATAAGAAAATCCTGGAACATATATGTAAAATTTTGCGCCATCGAAAACAGGAATAAAGTGTATATGTTTATAAAAATCTTGTTTGTAACCGCCTCGTTTTACTATCGGTATCTGGTGGATGATATCTAATTCACTACTATAATTATCTTCCCATGTTTGTTCTTTGACTATTAGATTTTTTAATGCACTATCATAATTAACTCTAAAGTCGCTAAGTTTGCGCTCTCCATTAATAATAGTTTGTACATGAGCAGTTGGAACTTCTAAAATATCTAAAGTTGGTTCTTCAATGTTTTTATTAGATACTTTGGTAATTTTGCCGGTACTATCATAATACACAAATGACGTTGCATCTTTAGTGTTTTCAACTTTTAAATTTTTAATTAGATCTAATAATTCACTCATTAACTAATGCCTTATATCTTTCTACTACAGGAGTTTTATCTACAAAGTCATTTTCTGTATAATGCAATATGCCTTTTTGTAGATAGTTTCCGATCTTGATTTCACACGACGGAGAAATATATGTTCCGACTAATTGTTGCCATGCCTGTGGTGATTTTTTCCAACCTTGAGAATGTGCTTTGAGATGTGTAAAACGAGCAATTTCTTGTTTTGAATTTGTTATTGCGTCTTCACAATCCATTATTAGTGTAACTATTGCTGCACATATGTCAATGCTCGGACGCGGAGGTCGAGTATCTGCACGTAAAAATATTTCATAAAAGCTTTTCCAGTTTTGTACTACAATTTCTAACCATTTATAAAATTCTTGTGCAAAGTCACTTTTTTCAAAATAGTGCATTCCA